AATATGGTCCTAGGTCTATTCAAGAACGGATAGCCAGACGCACCAATAAAATACAAAGTGTATTATATTTTGACCCATATAACATGATATTTATAGAAGCAGATCCAATATTGGTACCTGTTAATTTTATAAAAGTATTCACTTCTGGTAGACAAGTATGGAATTCATTCGGCGATTATAGGAGAGTATCATCAGAAATACCGATTCCGCCACCTGGTTGGTCATTCATAAATCCAAAAATTATCTTTAAAATCATAAATTTAATAACCAATGAATACCAAGAATGTACTGGGGATTTATTACCTGGCAAATATCACAATTTAGCACTTTGTAAAACCGGTAAAATATTATTATATTGTAACACATTAAAAAAGAAAATATATATTGACCGGGACACAATTAATACGTATGGTATCCCGGTCAATTGTACACATTAATCTATGCAATCTCCATATATTGCTAATACTTCTTTAATTACTGGGTGACGTTCAATATCAGTATGGTCAAATCTGATAAGGTCTATTAGTTTACAATCATGATTGGAAAGTCTAGTTATAAAATCATCTAGACCATTTTCACCAAGACGGTCTGCTTGGTTAAGATCTCCAGTGACAACCATCTTAGAACCATCACCTACCCTTGTTAATAGCATTTTCATTTGATTAATGGTTGTTCCTTGAACTTCATCAGCAACAATATAAGCATTCTTAAAAGTTCTTCCGCGCATGTACGCTAGTGGGCTTATCTCGATAACACCTTCCTCTAAATATTTTGTAATGTCTCTTTTTTGATAATATTCTGAAAAGACATCAAAAATAGGTCTAGTCCATGGTGCCATCTTTTCCTCCAATGTACCTGGTAAAAATCCTAAATCTTCGTCTACAGAAACGGCGGGTCTTGTCACAACGATTTTTTCAATTTTGCCTTCTTGAAATAACTTAATTCCATTTTGAACTGCCAACATAGTTTTACCTGTACCAGCTGGACCGATAGCAAATACAATGCTATTGGTTTCATCTTGTAATTTTCTTAGGTATTCTTTTTGGCTTTTATTTCTTGGGGATAGCGTGACTTGTCTACGCTTTTGTGGCATGTATGGTTGAAAATCTATTATGTTAACTTCTGATGTAAAACGTTTTTTCATTTGTTTTCTATTCATTCAGTAATCTCCTACTTGTATTGAGAAATAGGACGTGTAGTGACCGCCATGATAACTACATAGGTCCTACATAAGTATTTACCTTTTTTAATAAAACTAAACACCTAACTATCGTTTTATTAAGGCTAAATAAAGATAGAAAAATAGGATTTAAATATGCATCATGATGTATTAGATATTATAAAAAATGTTCAATTTTTATATGAAAACAATTCGAGCTTGGCAGCTCTTAAAGATTTTGAACGAGTATTAGATGAGTTAGATTTATATGTTTATGACAATTGGATTGATGGGGAATTAGCATATGGACCAAAAATTGATAGACATTGGATTACGGCTGGCTTTATGTGGCCTCACAAAAATATGCCTGACCCATCTGGTGGTAAACGGTTGACTGATTTAGGTTGTAAAGTGAAATATCAAAAATCTCATTTAATTGAACCTAGGGAAATTAAAACACCAGAAGACATCAGACCTGGAACAAAAAAAGGTAAACTCGATAGGAAACCTATTTGGATAGTTGAAATACAAATGCCTAAAAAAGTAGCATTCGATATGTATAAAGGTTATATGGACAAAATGAAAAATGAAAATAATTATGGTTCATCAAAACCAGCAGAAGCCGCTGGGCCAGCACCTGCACCTGCACCAGTAGCACCGGCACCAGTAGCTGGCGCGGGTGGTGCATCACCAATGCCTAATGCTGCACCACAAGCACCGGGGATATAATATGTCATATATTACAGAAAGTTTAAGACCAAATGATCTTCAAAATTTAGTAAAAAAAGTGTTCGATGTTGATTCATATAAAAGTAAAATTGGTGATGATTTTGATGTTGTTGTATTAAGTTTCACAGTAGATAGTGAAGATCCAGCCAAGGATTTAGAAAATTTTGTTGAGATGGGGTACGATTTCGTTTTGGATGCCGATGTCAGTCCAGGTGAAACCGATGATGGAACATATAAAGTATTCGTTGAACTAGAACGAAGTAGACATATAGCAGAACAAATTCTTGAACTATTAAATGGCATTGAACGACTTACTGGTATACCAGACATGAGATTTAGATATTTTAAAAATTTTGAAAGTCATGATACTACATTAGAAAATTTAAGAAAAATAATCCCAGCGAATAAAGAAGCATATGAGTTGGCGACAAAAAAAAATAGTTTAGATAATTATGATAATTTCTTCTCAAATAGTTCGTCGGATGAAATAGCGGTAGTAAATGAAACTATCACTTTTAAAAAAATATGGAGTGATCCTATTTCATTTAATGTAATTAAAAGTGGAAATAAACAATCTGTGTACAATGCTATTCCTGGTCCAATTCTTTTAGAAAGTAAAGATATCGCTGAAGTTATGTTCTATACCAAATACATCGGTAATTATAATATTACTAAAGTAGGGAATACATTTATATTTGAAAACAGCGGATGGGCTGTAGCATTGGAGAAGAAATAATGTCATTTAAATTTGATTTTAAAAAAGAACACTTAGCGAAGATAATTCCTGGAAATCCATATATTGATTATTGGTTTAATGCATTAGAAATGATTTTACCAGATTATGATATTGATACCATTCCAAGAGTAGCTGCATTCTTGGCGCAAACCGCACATGAAAGTGGTAATTATAGATTTTTAAAAGAAAATTTAAATTATCGTGCAACATCGTTAAGAAAAGTTTTTCCAAAATACTTCCCAACTGATGCATTGGCAACAAAATATGCTCATAACCAAGCAGCAATTGCTAATCGTGTTTATGGTGGTAGAATGGGTAATGGCCCTGAAGCCAGTGGAGATGGTTTTAGATATTGTGGTCGTGGTCTGATTCAATTGACTGGTAAATCTAATTATATAAAATTTGCAGAATCAATCGAAACTCCGGTAGAAGAAATACCAGAATATCTATCTACATTTGAAGGAGCTATTCAATCAGCATGTTGGTATTGGGAAGAAAACAATCTTAACAGATGGGCAGATCAAGGCGATATATTAACATTAACAAAACGTATTAATGGGGGTACCATTGGCCTTTCTGATAGAAAAGACCACTATAATCACGCAATGAAAGTACTGAGCTCATAATGAATTACCAAGAACAATATAATAAGTTAATTACAACCCGTAAAAATCTTTTACGTAAAAAGGGTGAAGGAATTTATTATGAAAGCCATCACATTATACCCAAATGGTTAGGTGGTTCAGATAATAAAGATAATCGCATTTTACTAACAGCAAAAGAACATTTTATTGCTCATTTTTTACTATGGAAACATTATAGGGACCGCCAAAGTGCCCTTGCTTTTCACAAGATGGCTAAAAGCAGTAATAATAAACAAGAAAGAAAGTTTACGTCGGTACAATTTGAGAAAGCTAAGATTGCATTTATAGAAACCCAGACAGGTGACAAAAACTGGAGTAGGATCAATGGAAGTCCTAACAAAGGAAAAGTTAATATAAATAAAGGTAAGAAATTAAGTAAGCGCGAGTGGATGACTGGGGAGAATAACCCATCCAAAAACCCAGTAGTTGGGTTGAAAATTAGTACGGCATTATCAGGAGTTAAGAAATCACCGGAACATTTACAGAAATTAAACGATATATTTTTTAGTAAACCTAAATTACAATGTCATCATTGTAACAAACATGTGGACTATCGGAATTTTTCTAGATGGCACGGCGATAATTGCATAAAGATAAAAGAGCGTATAAAATGATTATCTTACACTTGTTACCAGATAGTTTCTTAACAATGGTTGTTCATATCATTCTATTGTTAGGTATCGCTGGTACAGTGCTAGATATGTTCATTAAACATATTCCAGGGATAATTCAATACCGTATCCCAATTAAAGTTTTATCTATTTTATTATTAGTTTCTGGCATTTACTTGGAAGGCAGCTATTCAACTGAGATGATTTGGAGAGCTAGAGTTAAAGAAGTAGAAGCAAAAGTTGCTATCGCGGAAGCTCAATCACACGAAGCAAATGTCATCATTCAAGAAAAGGTAGTTGAAAAAATTAAAGTGGTAAAAGAAAAGGTAATAGTTAATCAAATAAAAATTCAAAAAGAAAAGGAAATTATAAATGCTGAATGTAAAATCCCTGATATTGCAATTGATGTTTATAATACCGCTGCAACCGGTGGATCTAATGAATAAGTTTGTGATTATACTGTTACTAGGGCTATCTGGATGTTCTACAGCAGTACCAGTTACTGTTAAATTCCCAGAAGCACCAGATGTGTTATTAATACCGGCCCCAGCATTGAAACCATTAGCTGCTGATAAACACCAACTAAGTGATTTGTTGGAAAATATCAATGAAAATTATGGGACTTATTATGAGATTCGTGAAAAGTTACAAGCATGGCAATATTGGTATAAAACACAAAAAAATATTTATGACAAAATTTAAGGAGTGATAATGTCAAGAGAAAGCTATAACGATATGACTGCAGCAGAAAAGGCTGGCGAAGACTTTATGTCAAAAAATTGGAGACCTATGATGGCAATCACTTACATGTTAACATGTTTGTTTGATTTTATCGTTGGACCAATCCTTTATAATATATTACAATACTATAATCCAGGGCAACATTTAGATATGTGGCAACCATTGACTTTGCAAGGCGGTGGATTGTATCATATTGCAATGGGTGTTGTATTAGGTATTACAGCACATGGTAGAACCCAAGAAAAAATTAATGGTGTGGAAGCACCATCATTACCAAGTTTGAGCAATTTTATTCCTCAACAACCTGCACAAGTACAAGTAGCACCAGCACCTATGCCAGTTCAACCTGCATTTGGAGCACCACCGGGTTTCCCTCCTTCACCAGTTCAAGGATTTGCTCCTCAACCAGTAGGGGAAAGTAAATTTGGTAAGTTAGTTCCACAACCAGAAGATCCAATTTTATAAGGAGAAAATATGAAAGTATTAGCACTATTAATCGCTCTTTCAATTGCATCACCAGTATTTGCTGAACATGCTTGCGTACCAGTAGTTGAAAAGAAAGTAGAAGAAAAGAAAGTAGAAGAAAAGAAAGCTGATGAAAAACCGGCTAAGAAAAAACACAGAAAATATGAAGGGACAAAAATCCCAGACGCAAAAAAATAAGTAATAAAGATTGACAGGTTATGTTTTAAATGATATAATAAATATTATTTTTTTACATAACCTGTTTTTATTATGACTGACCACTATACAACATTAGGCGTTGATAAAAACGCCACTCAAGAAGAAATTAAAAAAGCTTATAAAAAACTAGCCAATAGACACCACCCTGATAAAGGCGGAAGCGAATCAAAATTCAAAGAGATTTCCGTTGCATACGATACAATTGGTGATGCTCAAAAACGTGAAGAATATGACCAAATGCAAGCATTTGGAGGACGGTCACAACATTATCAACATGACTTCGATTTTAATGACATTTTTGGACATCATTTTGGTGGCAATAATCCATTCGGTGATATCTTTGGTAGAAGACATATGAATCGAAATCGTGATTTAAACTTAAATTGTAAAGTCTCATTTACCGATTCATATACTGGCAAGCAATTAGAAGCCAAATATACATTACCAAGTGGTAAACCACAAACTGTAGTAATTGATGTTCCTGCAGGGGTTGAACATGGTGATACTATTAAGTATAGAGGGTTAGGTGACGATTCCTTCCCGCATATTCAACGCGGTGATTTACATGTTACCATTTTCGTTGATAAAGACGATAAATTTGACAGAATTGGAAATGACCTATATACTACAGTTGAAATCAACCCAATTGAAGCAATGATTGGATGTAGAAAGGAAGTAAAGTCAATAACAGGTGAAACAATGTTCTTAGATATAAGAGCAGGGGTAGAAACTGGAGTTGAATACGCTAAACAACATGGTGGATTTAAAAATATACGGACTGGTCAACGTGGTAGATTCATATCTGTAATTAAAATTAAAACACCGGCTATATCGAATCCAGTGTTAACTAATAAACTGAAAGAAATATTGAAAGATATTAATAATCAACAACAATAGGAAAATAAAATGGTAGAACCAAGCTCTGATTTTGAAGAAGTACTTTCTAAAGCATCCGATGCCGCAAAAAAACTTCATCATGAATATATAACTATAGAGCATGTATTATATGCAATGCTAACTAACACTGCATTTAGTGATACTATTAATGCATATGGCTCTAATGCATCTAAACTTAAAGGTGCAGTATTAGATCATTTGAATAATAAATGTAAAGATATTACTGTATCTGATATGGTGTCACAACCAAAGAAAACCGCAGCATTTGAACGGTTATTAAATAAATCATTCACGCAAGTTATTTTCAACAACCGGCAGAAAGTTGAAATTACAGATGCTTTTTTAATGATGTTAAATGAAAAACGCAGTTGGGCATTTTATTACATTTCACAAGCTGGTATTGAAAAAGATAAATTTGCTGATTATTTGAATATGAACAGTGATTCTGATGAAGAAAACACACCACCTTCAGATAGTGACCCGCGTTCAACAAAAGCATTACAAGCCTATACAACCAACTTGAATGAAGAAGTTACGAATGGTAAAATCGATCCAGTTATCGGTCGAGTTGATGAACTTGAAAACATTGCATTAGCATTAGGTCGTCGTTCTAAAAATAATGTAATCTTAGTTGGTGATCCAGGGGTTGGTAAAACAGCAATTGCAGAAGGGTTGGCATACAACATCACTAAAGGTGGAGTACCAGACTTCTTAAAAGATTATACTGTATATAATCTTGATATTTCTGCAATGTTGGCGGGTTCTAAATATCGTGGTGATTTTGAAGAACGTTTTAAACAAGTTTTAAAAGGTCTTGAAAAGAAAGGAAAGACTGTCCTTTTCATCGATGAAGCTCATATGATCAGTGGGGCTGGCGCAGGTAATAATTCAGCCAATGACTTAGCCAATATGATGAAACCTGCATTAAGTAAAGGTAATATCAAAGTTATTGCATCTACTACTTGGGATGAATACCGCAAACACTTCGAAAAAGATCGTGCCTTAATGCGTAGATTTCAACGTATTACCGTAGATGAACCAACTCAAGAAATGACATTGAAAATCTTGAAAGGTTTGAAAAAATACTACGAAAAACATCATGATGTTAAAATCAAAGAAGATGCATTGCAAGCAGCAGTCAAATTATCAGTAAAATATCAAGCTGATAAAAAACTTCCAGATAAAGCGATTGATCTTATTGACGTAGCATGTTCTCGTTTTAACTTGAAACTAGCTGATGAACGTATTGTTGCGGAACGTGAAATTCAATTCGAACTTGCTAAAATGATCAATCTTCCAGAAGAACAGATCATGGAAACTGAAAGCAATAATATTGCATCATTACAAGAAAAATTAGAAGCAGAAGTTTATGGACAAGATGCAGCATTAACCGAAGTTGTTGATAAAATAATGGTGGCACAAGCTGGATTAAAACCAGAAAATAAACCTATTGGTTCATTTGTATTCATGGGCCCAACTGGTTGTGGCAAAACTGAAACCGCTAAAGCATTGGCTAAACACCTTGGTTCTAAGTTATTAAGATTTGATATGTCAGAATATCAAGAAAAACATAGCATCAGTAAACTGATCGGTTCACCTCCAGGTTATGTTGGATTTGAAGAAAATGCAGGCTTATTGATTACACAAATTCAAGAAAATCCAAATGCTGTACTGTTATTGGATGAAATTGAAAAAGCACATCCAGATGTCGCAACTGTCTTATTACAAGTAATGGACAATGGATTCATCACCGGTTCGAATGGTAAACGGGCAGATTGTAGAAATGTCGTATTAATCTTAACAACCAATGCTGGTGCTCAATCTGCAGAAAAAAATGCAATAGGGTTTGGTAAGCAAGAAAAAGATTATTCTGATGCCGATTTGAAAAAATTCTTATCACCAGAATTCCGTAATCGATTAGATGGTATTATTACATTTAATAAGCTTGGTAAAGATGCAATGACACTGGTTGTTAATAAATTTATTGATGAATTACGTACACAGGTTAAAGATAAATCAATCCGTATTAAAATCACTAAAGATGCCGTTAATTGGTTGATTGAAAAAGGGTTTGATCCTAAAATGGGTGCTAGACCATTACAACGTGTAATTGATAAAGAAATTAAACGTGATTTAGCTAAATTGATGCTATTCGGTGATTTAAAACACGGTGGTACATTGACTATTGCAATCGCAGATGATAAAATTGTCTTGACTTCTAAACCAAAGGTAGTTAAAAACCAAGAATCAGTGGCAATTGATGACCCAATAGTCATCGATTAATCATGATAGCCCAGTTAATCGATAAATACTTATTATTAACTGGGCTTAAATATGCGTATTATAGAATTATTAGAAGGAAAAAACTTTAAAGATTTAGACTTTGTTAAAGAAGTCGGTGATGATGGTAAACGTGAGTTGAATTATGATTTAACTGAAGACCTTATGTTTTACATGAATAACGATGATGAAGCATACCGCCGTCATCTGTATCCAATTATAGCAAAATGTATTGATATCATCGAGTCAAAAAAACGACCTAAATCTTCAATGTTTGAAAAAGCAATTCGTGAATGTTATAAAATGTACACGAAAGAATATTCAATTCGAGAATTACCACATGAGTTAGATGAGAAAATAATCAAAGAAACATGTGATAAATTACAAGAAGAGATCTGTCAACATATCAATGATGGTCGGTATAAATGAGTGGAAATGCAATTAAAAGTGCTAAACCAATAAAAAAACAAGATTATCAACAATTATTAACTAACATCCAATCAATATTACCAACAGGGTTAACAATATATCCATTTGGTAGTGCCGGAAAAAAAGAAATCAGCGGAGATGTAGACTTCTTCATCGATGCTGATGAACTACTATCAATCCTACCATCACATCGAGCTGGTAATCTATTAGAAAGCAGAAAACTATTACAAGAATTTTTCATTAATCAAGGGTTAGAATCAACTAGATCAGGAGTTAATGTACATGTCGGGATACCGCTTGGTAATGATATTGTACAAGTAGATTTGACAACGGTAAATGATGCTAGTACAATAGCACATTTACATGATCATGTATATGATTCATCAGATGTTAAAGGCAAAACCATTGTTAGTATATGGTGTGATTTAGCTAATCTAACCTCAGATAATTTTATGATTAGCCCATTTGGTGGTTTACTCTATCGTAATACTAGAGAACTAATAACTAAAAACCCGGATGAAATTGCTAAAATTATTATCAGCCCTAATGCAACTGAATATGATATGCGTTCTCCATCTAGATTATTAGAAGCAGTAAAACATAACCCTATTAAATATCAACACATAAAACAAACATATTTCCAATGAAAAAACTCGGAAGAGCGTTTAATCACTTAGAAGATTTAGTTTTCTTCTATGGGTCTGATGGTGTAAAAGAAGCTATTCAACATATCCAAGAAATTTGTAATGATTCTAGCTCAGTTAGAATGAAATGGGATGGTGGCCTACAAATATATTGGGGGAGAGAAACTGTAAATGGACCACTCATTATGACTGGGCATAACGGCTGGGCACGAGGTAGTAAATCTACTTCGCCAGAAGAACTATATGACTTTATAGTTAATCAGTCTGGTAAAGATCGTATAAATGTATCAGACCAACGTAAGGAACATGCTATCAAGTTTGGCAAGTTATTTCCATTATTAGATGCCGCCACACCAAAAGACTTCGTTGGATTTGTCTATGCTGATCTTTTATATTGGAATAAACCACCGTTAGCTAATAACGAATATAATTTCTATCCTAATCATACCGGTTATACAGTTAATAAAGATACTGCACTAGGAAAACGAATAGAAAACTCTAATATTCTATTAGCAGGACATGCATACTTTAATGCATTTGGATTGAAAGATGATCAACAACTTCCATTGGATAATTTTGATATATTCAATATAACCGATGAAGTAATAATTCTTAATCCATATTATTCTAAAGTTGATATACAATATCGATTAACAGAAGACACTATAGATAAAATAAATTCATTGTGTGATCATCTTGATAAATTTTTAAAACCTATCACCGGTGTCAGTGAATTTCGTGAGTATATCTACAAGTATTTTAATGCTAAAATGAAATATGATCTACTTGTATCATTTTATGGTTGGTTAAGTAATGGACAATTTAGGATCAGTGGATTTCAACTGTCTAAAATTATGAGTAGAATACACTCTAATTATGAAGCGTATAATGATACGTTTAGATTAATATATACTATACGTGATATCAAAAATCAAATTATCGAAGAACTTGAAAATCATGATTGTGATGTTAAAGCATATAATCCAGAAGGATGGGTACGGTATTCTGATGATAACAAACAATTTGGACATATTAAACTAGTACCGAGGCATAAATGGACACCATAGGAATTTGTTTTGGTAGATACAATCCCCCTCATAAAGGCCATAGAGAATCTTGGAAGATTGCAGCACAATCTGACCAATTCTTTATTGGCACTAATCCTAATACTATTGGACCTAAAGATCCATTACCGTTTGATGTAAAATTAAAAGTAATGGAAACTATATTACCTAATGTAGCTGACCATATCATACCTGAACAAAATCTGTTCACATTGGCATCTAAGATCTATGAAACATTTGGTGAGCATATTCAATTAAAAGTATGTACTGATGAAGATTGGTTGGCTAATTCATTAGAAAAATATAATGGTGTTAAAAGTACTCATGGATATTTTAAATTTGATTCTATTATTCAAGAAGAAACTCCTAGACTAAGTTCTGCAACTACATTACGTGATGCAGTAAAGACTGGCGATAAAGAATTATTTAGTGAAGCTGCAGGTATTTCCGCTGATACCGAAATTAGCATAAATAATAGAGTATTTAAATTCTTCAATTTAGTTGAAGAATTTATTAGTTAGTTAAGGATAACAAAATGAGTGATAAAGATAAATTGACCCCAAAAGTATTACTAGAAAATTTATATGACATTCTTAAGAATAATGGCGAAATATTAAACGAAGGAGACTTTGGTGGTGGTGGATACCCACAAGTTCCGAGATACGCAGTGGGTGATCTGGTTTTAGTTAAACATTATCAAGGTGTTGGTAAAATTGCGTATATAAAACACCGTGAAGATGTTGGGGTAATCATTAAAGAACCATCTCTACAACACATTGTAACTACCATTGATGATTTACGCCCATATAAACATAATAAAGTTAAAGCAGAATGTGGTGAACCAGACCAAATGACCGATGAAGAATTAAAAATGTTTTCAAGGCATAATGTTGGAAAAAGAAGTGGTCGAGGACAAGGTGATAATCCATGGAATCATTTGAAATCTCGTGGTAGAAAATTCAAGGGTCGGACAAGGAATGAAGATGTCGATGTTGAAGAATGTGCTGGGGTTGGTATTATAACTAACCAAAACAGTACTAAAGATGTCAATAAAAAAACTCCTCAAAAAAATCTTGATGCATTTCACTTGGAAGAAGCATTATTTGACATGTATAATACATTAACAGAAGGTGGCACTCATCCACTTGGGGATGCAGCAAAAGCTAGTATTAAAGGTGCCATTACAACCCCAGACGCAAATAACAATGCTGGTGATGCTTACAAAAGCTGGAGATTTGGAATAGCACTCGCTGGCGCACCAGAATATCCAACTAAAGCAGTAAATGATATTGGTGGAGATCCATTAATTACTGCATATACCGATGAAGAACGAAAAATGGTGCAATATGCAGCTCAACAAGCTGATGTTGGCCATTTGAAAAATCTTACATCTAATAAAAGTGCAGAAAAACCTGATGTCAATAAACTCAGTGCAATTTCACCTGCCAAACGAAATAAGTATGGTATTTAATGAGGCAGATTAGAATTACAACAGCTGATCTATGTCCACCGAGTGAAGATGATTGCTACTTAGCACCAGATGATCCAATTCATGAACTTAAAAAAGTAGCAATGATGGGTGGATTAGGTAGCGAACACGCACTTGCTAACTACATTAATTCACAAAAACCTGTGATTGTTGGCAGTGATAAAGGAAGAATTGCAAGAGAACAAGGAATAAAACCTGGGACCGATGAATGGTTTGAACATTTTTTTACTAAATAGAGATGCAGATCACGATACTGTAATATCTATCTGCTTTAACATCTATACGGAGATATCAACATGAATATTTATAATAATTCAGTAAAAGACGATTTTATACCAACTTGGTTATATATTAAAAAACATAATATAACAGGATTAAAATATTTTGGAAGAACTACCAGTAAAGACCCGATAAAATACAAAGGGTCTGGTAAATGGTGGACTCGGCATTTAAAAATGTATGGAAACGATGTTACTACAGTGTGGTGCCACCTGTATGAAGACAAACATGTTATACAAGAAGAAGCAATTGCTTTTTCAGTAAGTCATAATATAGTAGAATCCAAAGAATGGGCAAATCTAATGATTGAAGATGGTATAAACGGCAGCGTGAAAGGCCATTATCGTGGTGAAGTGACTGCTGATACTAGGAAAAAATTATCAACTGCGTTAAAAGGAAAACCTGGAACAATGCTTGGAAGGACACATTCCGAAGAAACCAAGGAAAAGATTAGACAAGCAATAAAAAATAAAGGATGCAGATCTGAAGATACGAAAATGAAGCTATCAAATGCGAATATTGGCAAAAAATTATCAGACGCAACCAAGAAAAAAATAAGTGAGTCGTTGCAAGGTAGAAAATGTCCAAAATCAGAAGAACATAGACGTAAAATTTCAGAATCATTGAAAGGTCGGTTTACTGGGGATCAAAATCCGTTTTTTGGTAAAACTCATTCAACTGAGACAAAACAAAAAATAATAGAAACAAGACGAAGGAATAACTGATGAAAATATATGAAATAATCAAAGAAACTGCAACCGCTGGTGCAACAAGTGCAGCAAATGTAGGTGTTGGTGCTGTATATCAAAATAAAGGTCCTAACCAAAAAAAGAATAAAGATGGCACTGTAGTTAATGCGTTAGATCAAAATGCTAACTTAATGACAGGCGGAAGCATCAAAAGAAGATAAATACAAGATATTGGAGTTAAATATGAAACCGGAATCAAAATCTACTCAGCAAACACAATTGGATGAATTCCAATTACCTGGTGCTGAAATGCATAATGCAAGCCCTGTGGCTACTCAAGGAACATTACCAAATGGTGAGGTTGATCAAGAAGGTGCAATGGCTAAGGCTGATTTGTTTAAATTATCAAATTACAGCTACAAATTATTCAAAAAAATTGAAGATAATCAACAATTAGAAGCGTGGGTACAAGCCAAAATTACCAAAGCTGCTGATTATATTGCCTCAGTTTATCACTACTTAGAATATGAAATGAAAATTAGTGAATATGGTGCTAAATTAGAAAGCAGCGACATGTATACTGAAAGTCAAAAAGCAATCATTCAAAATAAATTGAATGAAGCCAGAACAATGGTTCGCTCTCTTAAAATTGCACAAGCTCAAAAATTATCAGAAGGTAAAACATCTGCCAAACAACTTGGCGAATCTCGACATTCTTATGATTCAGATTGGGACTATGAAGATTCATTTCATAGTAGACCACGTGTAAAACATTATGACAATGATGACCCAGGTTTCGACCCAGCAGATGAGGAAGATGATGCAAAAGCTGCTTATAAAAAAAGCACTGCTAAAAAAGGAAAAGAAAAACAACTTGATGAATTGGATAAAAGCACCTTGAAATCATATACAAAAGCTGCATCACAGGATTTAGTTGATAAATCAACTAAATTAGCTAAAACCGATTCATCTAAAAAGCAAGCAGAGTTAGGCCGTAAAGTAGTAAACCGTACACGTGGTATTTCTACCGCAGTTGATAAAATGGAAGAATCTAAACCGAGTGCTGGATTATCTAAAGCTAAAAAATCTAAAATTGCTAAAGATGCAAAAGCCGGTAAAGATATTGGTAAACCTGGTAAAAACTTTGATAAAGTAGCTAAAAAAGCGGGTGGTGGTGCAAAAGGTAAACGAATTGCTGCAGCTGCAATGTGGAAAAATATCAAAGAAGGCGTTGAAATGGCATTTGGGGAAGGCGTTTATGCAGAAGATCAACAATTAGATGAATTAGATCTAAAACCTTGGGAAAAGAAAAGTCCATTTTCTGAAAAAGGTTATAAAGGTGTTGCACATCGCCAAACTAATAAAATGAAAGATGCTGAAACAGCAACGGATGCAGCTGATGAAGCCGGTGATAATGCAGGGATTAAGAAAGCTGGTCAAGAGTGGCAACAAGCCAAAGCAAGAAAAGAACGGGCATTAAACAAAGCAGAAAAAGCAACTAAAGAATCTATTAATGAATCAACTGAGTTAGCTGCTATCAAAATGTTGAGCGGATTAAAGTAATGGATATGAGAAAAATTCTACAGGCACTAGATGGTACTGCCGCTAAACCAGTAGAAGGTTCAAATGACATGAAAAAATTCATGGGTATTATTAATGAAGGGGCTAATCCACACAAGGTTAGCCTCCCAGTTCAAATGGCTATGCAACACTATTCAGAACCAGTTGTAAAAGAAGAAAAGCAACCTTCATTATTAAAACAATATTTTGCTGAAGCAGAAGAAGCTTTTCAACAAGAAAAAGTTGAAAAGCGACAATTGATTAATCAATATGCTAAGATCATTGCAGAACGTGTTCAAATGAAAGAATCAGCGGTACCAGGTCATACACCAGGATTCACTGGTGGAGTTGGTCCAGGCTTACAAGATAATACACCAATGGAAGAAATGGAAAATCCTAAAGATGTAGTAAAAATGGATATTCCATTACTAATTCGTTTATTAGAATATTCTCGTGAAGATGCAAAAACTGATATGGATTTACATAATGTCACTGAGAAACTAATTCAATTTAGTGAAGAAGGTGATACTTTAACAATGGATCACTATGATGCAATTGTTGGTGAACAAAAACTATTACCAGAACCAACTAATGAATCATGTTGGAAAGATTATAAACAGGTTGGTATGAAGAAGAAAGGTAAAAAAACCGTTCCTAATTGTGTACCAAAGGGGAAATAATGAAACAGTTTAGTTCAAAAGAATTAATTGAAAGTTTTGGATATGAACAAGCATTAGATGAATATTCATTTCAAGATTTTGGTCAAGATGCTGGTGATTTTGCTAGAGGGGCAGTTCATGGTGCTAGTTTTGGAACTAGTGAAAACTTAATAGCATTTCTTAGATCAAAATTTAATGGAACACCTTATGAAGCGGAATTAGAAAAGGCAATTGCTGCTAATAAAGCTGCTGAAGAAAGAAATCCATATGCATACATGGCTGGAGATATCGCTGGTTCGGTTGCCGCTCCAGTACCAGGTGGTGCAGCAATAGCTGGTGCTAAAAATCTTGGAAAACTTGGTAAATTTGCAGCGATGGCTGGAATAAATTTAGGTACTACCGCTGCAGTTGGTGCTATTAAAGGTCAGCATGATACTACCGCACTTGCAAACCAACCATCGCAACCCATCAATCAATTAGCAAAATTACAATCAATAATTGGAGCTAAACCAGATGGTATACTTGGTCCAGAAACTAAAACAAAATTAAAATCATGGCAGCAACAGAATGGTATCAACGCAGATGGTATTCCTGGGCCAGAAACTTATACAGCTGCAGGATTAGCTGAATCGAAAGGAAAAATTATGAAAAAAACAACTACTATAGCTGAAGATATTGCCGCATTACGTGATGTATTAACAGCAATCGAAAGTAAAAATTTAGATGAAGCTATTGTTCCTTGGGGCAAGGCATTAAATGCTGCTGGTAAAGCAGCAGATGATATTGCTAGTGGATTTGGTAAAATTAAACCACCAGCAGGTGCTCCAGCAGTATACAAAGCACCAGGTTTGCCAGCAGCAAAAAATGCAGGTGGATTATCAGGGGGCGGTACTGGTGGTATCGGTGGCGGTGCTGGTGGTATCGGTGGAGGAATGGATGATGTAGGTGGGGCTCTTGCAAAAAGACCAGGTGGTGCATTAGGTACCAGCGGGGCTGGTGGAGAATTTGTAGGTGGCGCTGGCAAATCTGGCGGCATTCCTTCTGGTATTTCTGGTGGGGCATCGGATGCTGTATTTAGAGATGTTGAAAAAAAGGTGTCTGCATTAGGTCCTAAAGAATTACAAAAATTATCACAAAGTGCGTTGAGTAGTCCAAAGCTTGCATCAGCTGAAAAACAAGCTATTCAAAAAATGGGTGTTGCAAATTGGTTGAAACAAAACCCAGGTAAAGCAGCATTGATCGCTGGTATTGCTGGGTTCGGGCTTGGATATGGATTAGGTAGATTAAACAACAACCCTATTCCACCTGCTCCATATCCAGAGCCTGGTCCACACGGAAAACGTGGAGATCCAGATATTATGAAAAAACAAGAAATGTTAAATGCATTGACTGGTTCTAATTTGAAAATTGATGGTATTTGGGGTCCAGAAACACAAGCAGCAGCTGATGATTGGCATAAAATTTCAGCAGATCAAAATGCAACAATGCAATCAGATCTAGCAAAAATTAAAACAGGCGGTGTTGACCCCGTACAGGCAAATATCGATGATTTGAAAAAGAAAGCAGCGGATGCACAAGCAAGTGCAAAATCAGATCAAGATGCATATAATGCTAAATATCCAAAATCAGTAGCTGAATCAATCGCGTCATTACGTGATTTATTAGCCGACATCGAAAGTAAATAAATTTACAACGTCAATGATGGCGGGTTTATCCCGCCATTTTCTTTTAACTGCTTGACAAAACAAGCAACTTATTGTATAATATATTTTTTAAACAACTCAATATAAGGAAATAAAATGAGTAGAGCATACGGTCCAGAAGAAAAAGCTAAATTAGAAAAATTGATTAACGAAGGTGGTACAGTCATGCGTGAAATCGATGATCTAAGAGAAAGCTTAAAGGATACAGTCAAATCAATTGCAGAAGAATTAGATATCAAACCTGCAATTATCAATAAAGCAATCAAAATTGCATATAAAGGCGATTGGACCAATCATAATGAAGATTGGCAAGAAGTCGAAGCTATATTGGATATTACACAAAAAATCTAATAATAGTTATAGCAGGTGGGAATTATCCCACCTGCATTGTTGGTGCTTATGAGCCGGAAATCATAAATGGAGAATATAATATGGAAATTAATGAAGACTTCGATTTTGAAGTTTGTGAGACATGTCCATCACTACACGATTGTGAAGCTAGATGTTCATGCAAAATTGAAGAAATGCTATCAGAAGATGTAGCAAAACAACGTGGTGAAGATGAAGCCTCTATATGGGGGGATTCAGTATGAGTTATATAGATGCAATTTTTGATCGTGATAGCGATTATATCAAAGTTGTAGAAAGAGTTAATGGTAAACGGGAATTTAGAGAATACCCAGTAAAACATACCTTTTATTACTCTGACCCAAAAGGAAAATACCGATCAATATACGATACACCTGTTTCTAAGGTAGTATGTAAATCAACAAAAGACTTTCGTAAAGAAATGTCTATCAATAGTAATAAACAATTGTTTGAAGCAGACATGAATCCAGTATTCGTCTGTTTAAGTGAGCAATACCAAAACCAAGATTCACCAAAGCTAAATGTAGCTTGGTTCGATATCGAGACTGATATGCAACCATTTGCAGTTTCATCCCAGCACATGGTTAAAATCAGAAAAAAACAATGATTGATTGATATCGAGGTAATAATGATAAATAATTCTAGAGGAGAATACTATGAATTATTTAAAAATATATAACGATATAATTAATATAGCACAATTAAAAAATAGAACTAAAAATATACAGTTAGAAAAGCACCATATAATACCACGTAGCTGTGGCGGCAACAATAGTAAAGAAAATACAGTATTATTATCTACACGTGAACATTTTATATGTCATTTATTATTAGTTAAAATATACAAAGATACACCTATATTTTATAAAAAAATGGTATATGCATTATGGTGGATGTCAAAAACTAGAAAAGGATATAATGGATACCGGGTTACTAGTCATGCATATGCAGCCGCTAGAATTAAATTTGCTGAAAATAATCCTAATAAATGCGAAGAACGTAAAAAAAAGTTTTTACAAAATCATAAAGCTGGCATTTATAACTATGATTATAATAAGGTAAGCAATACCTTAAAATCTACATTATCATTAATGTCTAAAGAAGACATGGATTTACGAATGAAGAATTCGGTTCAAAAATGTGATCATAAAAAACGTGGTGATTCTATTAAAAAGGGGAAAAGCTCTACTTTTTTGATGACTATCACCAACAATGAAACAATTGAATTTTCATCATATGATGATGTGTTGTCTATAACTGGATATACTTATAGACAAATAAAGTATAGATTACAACATTATAATGGTTTATTAGAAAATGGTGCTTGTGTAACGTATATTTCAAAATATCGAGGGAATGATGGGAATATTAGAAGAAAAAGAAATAACAGTTTTTGAACTAAGTAATATACAAAATAAAGATGATTATGAAGTTTATGATGAAAAATTAAAAAAATGGGTTAATATTGCAGATTGTAGCTATTTGAAACCTGGTCCTGGTTATGCTGCTCCAGACGATGCATTCATGCCAATTACTGCAATTGCGGTTCACTTACAATGGTTAGATACTCTTGTTTGCCTTGCTATTCCACCTAAAACCTTAACAATGGAACAGGCCGAGGAACAAATAAAAGAATTTCCTAATACATATCTATTCAAGACTGAAGCTGAACTGTTAGATTCATTTTTAGATTTAATTCAAGATGCAGATGTATTAAGTGGTTGGAATAGTGAAGGATTTGACATACCGTACACTGTAAATAGGGTAACAAAAGTATTAAGTAAAGATGATACCCGTAGATTTTGTTTATGGGGTCAATTGCCTAAACGTAGAGAATACGAGAAATATGGCAAGGATGCCGTGACATATGATTTCGTAGGTAGAGTACATTTAGATAGTCTTGAATTATATAGAAAATATACATATGAAGAAAGACATAGTTATCGGCTAGATGCAATTGCTGAATATGAGTTAGGTGAGCATAAAACTGCGTATGAAGGAACGCTTGATCAATTATATAACAATGATTTTAAGACTTTCATTGAATATAATAGACAAGATACGATGCTTCTTGAAAAACTTGATAGAAAATTAAAATTTTTAGATTTGGCAAACGCTATTGCTCATGAAAATACTGTATTACTACAAACTACAATGGGCGCAGTAGCGGTTACTGAACAAGCAATTATTAATGAAGCACATAGTAGAGGATTCCAAGTCCCTAATAGAAATAAGTCAGATACTAATGATGGCATGGCCGCTGGTGCATATGTTGCATTTCCAAAAGAAGGGCTACATGATTGGATTGGTTCACTAGATATTAACTCACTATATCCATCAGTTATTCGTGCATTGAATATGGGGCCTGAAACAATTATTGGTCAACTCCGCCCGGCAATGACGGATGAATTTCTTAAAGCACAATTAGCGAGGGGGAAATCGATCACTGCCGCTTGGGAAGGGAAATTTGGGACTCTAGAATATGATGCGGTTGTAAACCAAGAAATTGGAACAGAGATTATTATTGATTGGGAAGAAGGTGGTAATGATACAGTAAGTGCTGCTGAAGTTTATCGGTTAATATATGAATCAAATCAGCCATGGATGTTAAGTGCAAATGGAACCATATTCACGCATGAACGTGAAGGTATAATCCCAGGATTGTTAAAAAGATGGTATGCTGAACGTAAAGAGATGCAAGCCAAATTAAAAGAAGCAATTAAGGCTGGTGATAAAGTTGCAGAAGAGTACTGGGACAAGCGCCAGTTAGTTAAAAAAATTAACTTGAATAGTTTGTATGGTGCAATTCTTAATCAAGGATGTAGATTTTTTGATAAGCGTATTGGACAATCGACTACGTTGACTGGCAGACAAATTGCTAAACACATGGCTGCTGAAGTTAATAGAATAATAACTGGTGACTATAATCACATTGGTAAATCTATTATATATGGTGATACTGACTCCTGCTATTTCTCAGCATATTCTACACTGAAAGCTGATATTAAAAATGGAACTATTCCATGGGCTAAAGAAGACATTTCATCATTTTATGATGAAATTGGTGAAATGGTAAATGGTACATTCCAACAATTTATGTTAGATGCATTCCATTGTCCAAAATCTCGTGGAGAAGTTATCAAAGCTGGTCGTGAAATTGTTGGTGTTAAAGGTCTTTTCATTACTAAAAAACGATATGCAGTATTGGTATACGATAAAGAAGGTAAGCGTAAAGATATTAATGGTAAGCCGGGTGAGATCAAAGCGATGGGCTTAGATTTGAAAAGGTCAGATACTCCAGAATTTATGCAAAATTTCTTAAGTCATATTCTTGAGATGGTATTAATAGGAACCGATAAATCAGAAATTTTAGACGAAATTAGAGAATTTAGAAAAATGTTCAAACGTAGACCTGGCTGGGAAAAAGGTTCACCAAAACGTGCTAATAAAATCACTAAGTTTAAAGCATTAGAAGAACACCAAGGAAAAGCGAATATGCCTGGTCATGTTCGCGCAAGTATTAATTGGAATACATTAAAAAATGTGTATGGTGATAAGTATTCGATGAGCATTACTGATGGTGCAAAAGTTATCGTATGTAAACTTAAACCAAATCCAATCGGATTTGCGAGTGTTGCATATCCAGTAGATGAACTCAGATTACCACAATGGTTCAAAGAACTACCATTTGATCATTCAGAAATGGAAGAGGTAATCATTGATAAAAAGGTATCCAATTTAATTGGTGTGTTAGGATGGGATTTAAGTAGTACTAATGAGTTTTCATCCGTAAATGCATTGTTTGAGTTTTAAATAACGGTTGACATATCATTAAAATAATAGTATAATAAACGAAATAATAAAGGAAGTAATATGAAAAATTTTTTACAGGATGTAGTAGCTCATACTTATTCATTAGGTGTAATTCCTATTGTAAGAGTAACTGCAACACCAGATAAAACATACGCAGATGCAGTTTCTGATGATAAAAAAATGTTAATGAACTGTACAACCCACTCCCCTATTACAACATTAGATGGCGTATTTGGTTTACATAATTTAAACAAATTAGATTTGCACTTAAAATGTCCAGAATACCAAGACGGTGCAAAAATTGAGTTTGTAAAAGGAATGCGATATGATGGAATTGTACCGATTGGGCTACATTTTGAAAATCAGGCAGGAGACTTTCAAACTGATTATAGATTCATGTCTCAAAAAATGGTGGATGTTACTATGAAAAGTGGTGCGTTTAAAGGCACCACATGGGATATAGAATTTCAACCGTCATTAGCAACTATCCAACGATTAAAATATCAATCTGCATTAAACACAGATGAATCAGAATTCCAGTTATTAACTAAAGATAATAATCTAGTTGTTATATTTGGTGATGAAAGTACAACTCATGCGGGTTCATTTGTAATTGAACCTAATGTCAACATCAAACTTAAGAATACTTGGTCATGGCCAAAATCTCATGTTATTAATGTATTAAATTTAAATGGCGATAAGACATTTAAATTAGCGGATGGTGGTGCTTTAGAGATTACTGTCGATAGCGGAGTTGCTGTGTATAATTATACATTTAGACCTGTTGCGAAATAAGGATATTGTATGAATAATAAAGAATTTGATTTAGAAAAGTTTGTTGATATGTTTGATACAGCAATGAATTCAAATAACCCAACTGTGCAAAAATGCTTTAATAATTTATTAATGGTTGTGGCATTGGCACATGCTGAAGATAAAGAAAAACACATTGGGCCATTACGAAAATTAGTGGATGAGATTAAAGATCTACAAAACAGAATGTCATATATCGAACATTCATTGGTTGAACACTCAACCTCTAAAAAATACTATGAAAGGGGTGGTACTAATACTGTGCCGATATGGACAACCACTACTACTGATGGCAATGGATATGTCCCCCCATATTCCGGTGCAACAAGCACCTATACATTGCATTAATTTAACCGCTACAAGGATGTAGCATTTTATAAACCACAAAAAGAAAGGAAGCTTATAATGGCTAAGAACTACAAAACATTTTCATATTTCGAATCACGTCCTGATGTTGTAAAAATCTTTGAAGATTTAGAAGCATTTCACGATTTCTGCAGAATGGAGATGAGAAAATTTGATCCAGCAGAATTATATCGTAAAGATTCTAAATCATATGGTGCTTATATGGCGAGTAAACGTCCAAAGAAACCATATCAAGGTAATAAACCTTGGGATAAAACAAAATCTAAATTTGTTAAAAAGTAGTTAATTACAGTGGGGAGAAATCCCCATTTTTTTCAAGGAAAATAAATGACAATGGTTAGTCCAGGATATTCAACAAGTTTAGGTAATCCACATGCGTTCAATTGGGCATCTACAGGTGGTACTATTTCAAATTATAATATAACATCAACTGCATCATTTAAAAATAATAATGGTAATTCAGTATTGGAGATTCCGTCAGATGGTGACTCAGTGATACTAACCGGCAAGTTAGTAATAAATGGTGAAGATATCGATGAACGATTAAAACGGATTGAGAATATGTTGCATATTCCACAGAGGGATGTTATAATGGAACAGAAATATGAAAAGCTTAAAAACCTTTGGCAAGAATACAACGAAACTGTAAAAGCAATTAAAACATGGGAAACCATAAAGGAATCACAATGACACAAAAAATTAAATTCGCACACGATTTTATGGATACGTATGAAGGCACGTCTGAACAACTCAACCATATACTGAATAAGATAAACCAACATATAGAATCAGGTGGTAATTTAGAAGAATTGGCATCATCCATAACATACGGGGTTGGTTCTTATGACAAAATATTTTCAATAAAGATATAACGATGAGCTTAACTATTAAAGAATTAACCGAAAAAATTACCAAGATAGATGACGATATTACTAAATTACGTAACGAAGTTGGTAGCGAAAGAAAGATATCGGTGTTAGCTGACTACAAAGAATATTTAAATGATGAAATTAGATTATTAAAGCAAAAAAATAGAGGTAGCAATGGATAATCTTATAGCCGAAACCCCAGCAATGGGGATACTAAAAACACATGATTTTGGTGATTCAATGCATTATACAGTATTCTGTCAATGTCAAAACCCAGATGATATGATCAAGTTTGATCTGGAACTAGAAGCCGATGCATGGAATATAGTATTAAATACTTATTTCACACCAAAATCTGAATATTGGAGACGATTAGTAAACGATACCGGAAATTTTGACAATTCATGGTTATGGAGTATTGATTGTGCTATCCGGTCTTTAATCAACGGATTACATCATAGAATCACTGTTTCATGGGACGTATGGACCAAAGGATACGTGCAGTATCATCAATCTACGATAATGTCAGAACAGCAAGCATTAAACTATGCTGCTACAATTAACCAATCAATCGAAGATTTAAGAACGTTTAGAGAAAATCAAAAATCTAAACGTGAAGAAAAAATTTCTACTGATGCTCTTGATGGGTGTTAATGAATTAATGATAAGGATATCAAATGATTAAAAAATTTTTTAAAGATATAACTGGCATTACTGCTAAAGAAGAAGCAGAGCGCCAAGCAAGAGAACAAGCATATATTGAAGCAGAAGCTAAGAAAAAAGAAGCAGCTGCTAAACGTAAAGCTAAACAAGAAAAAGCAAATGATTCAAAACTGTCCCCAAAAGAAATTGCAACTAAACGTAAAGAACCATGGGTTGATGTTGTTGGATTTAAAGTAAATCAAGATAATATTAGAAATGGCTTTTACGAATTGGATTGGAATGAATATTTTATAAATGAATTGAAGAAAGAAGGTTATGGGTTCGATGGTGATCCAGAAGAAGAAATTGTTTCTAGATGGTTTAGAGACATTTGTACCAATGCTGCAGCCCAAGAAGGAATAGACATGACTGATAGATCAGCTGGTTATATTAATGTTACTAAATTAGTTGGCGGTAAAGCTGAAGTCAAGTAAATCCACTAAACAAAATGTGAACTTCTTGTAATAGTCACCCATTTCGCATACTTTAAGAATATAATGGACATAATCTAGATTATGTCCATATATAAAAATTATATAATTATATAATTTTTATATATTCTACATTCTTTATTAGCTTTCCAGAATGCTTTATAACTTAATTCGTTCATTTCACACCATCGTTTAAGATTAAAAACTTCAAAAATCATATTAGTTTCTATATTTTTAATAATATATTTTTTTGTTCTAGTTGGTTCAATAGATAGACCTTTATTCCACGGAATTCTTCCTTTGGCAGAATTAGACATTTTTTGTTTTGATTCATGACTAAAAGTCCTACCTGATTGTGCAAGTGACATTTTTTGTTTTGTTTCCGAGGTTCTTTTTTGACCAGTATTTTTCAACACTCGATTAGCAATCTGTTCTGCTGATTGTGGTGGCCTGTTTTTATTAGCAACTCCAATTCTTATTTTATCTTCAGCGGACCATATTTGTTTTCCTTTATTCCACGGAATTCTTCCCTTGCATGATTCACCAATGCGCTTTCGTACTTCTTCACTTTGTCGTCCACCATCACCACATTCTTCTTTAAGATTTGCCCATTCGTTAGATTCTACAATATTCCATAATTTACTATAATATAGACCAATAACTTTTAATTCTTTTTTATTTTTGCATTCATGTAAAATTTCAGTTGTATAATCAAAGCCATGAACTTTAAGATGAGCAATCCAATACACCCCACTTCCGATGTATTTGTGCGGATCTTTCGCACTAGTTTGCCCTAAATATTTCAACCCAGTTTTTTGATGAGTTTTTACGTATAGATAAATACACATGTTGATACTCCTCTAAAGTATTAAAGTAGTTGGGAATCCCCATTCCGCGAACTACATTCTTATTTATTATTTCTTCTTGACAATTGGATTTTATGGTGTTATAATACAATTTTACATTACTACAAGGAAGTTGTATGTCTTATATTCTAATTGATCTTTCAAATCTTTTCTATCGCGGTCGTCATGCTATACAAGGAAATGCTGAACTAAAACTTGGTATGGCATTTCATATAACTTTCCATAGCATTAAAAAAGCATGGCAAGATTTCAATGGTAAACACGTAGTGGTTTGTTTAGAAGGGCGTAGTTGGCGTAAAGATTATTACGAACCATATAAACGAAATCGTGCGGATAATCGGGCAGCAATGTCACCAAAAGAACGTGAGGAAGAAGTATTATTTTGGGAGGCATTCGAAGAATTCAAGAACTTTATCACTGAAAAAACTAATTGTACTGTTTTACAACATGCACAATTAGAAGCAGATGATTTAATTGCTGGGTTTATTCAACAACACCCTGAGTCTAACCATGTTATTATCAGTACTGACAGTGATTTCCAACAATTAATAGCACCTAATGTTAGTCAATATAATGGTGTTGCAGATGTTCATATTACTCATGAAGGATATTTCGATGCAAAAGGTAACCCTGTAAAAGATAAAAAAACAGGTGAAATCAAGATGCCATTAGATCCAGAATGGATGTTATTTGAAAAATGTATGCGTGGGGATACCAGTGATAATGTTTTTTCAGCATATCCAGGTGTTAGAACTAAGGGTACTAAAAATAAAGTTGGATTAACCGAAGCATTCAATGATAGAAAAACCAAAGGTTATGCGTTCAATAATTTAATGTTGCAACGTTGGGTAGATCACAATGGTGTTGAACATCGAGTATTAGATGATTATGAACGTAATCGTCAATTAATTGATTTATCACACCAACCAGATGATATTAAAGCCATTATTAAAGAAACAATCGAAACGAATGCAAAACCAAAAGAAGTTGCACAAGTGGGCATTCGTATGTTAAAATTCTGTCAGTCATTTGATATGAAACGAATGATGGATAATATTCAGCAATTTGCTGAACCTTTTCAAGCCAGATATATGGGAGACTAATATGGCTATTCTTGTACCAAGCGATAAACTTTCAAAAGCAGATGATTCATTAACTTTATACAAATATGATAACGGATATTTGGTAGAAGTTGGTGGTCGTGATCATAACGATGAATGGGCAACTGCTAAAATTTTAGTAAATTCATTAGAAGATGCATTTCTAATCATCAAAGATGCAGATTCATTACCGAGATCTTAAAATGTCAGAAGAAATTAAAAATCCATCAGTTGAAGAGCAACGTGAATTACTCCAGACTATTAAATTTACACCGCGACGTTATAAGATCGTGGTTGAAGGACGTGGCGGAGAAATTGTTATTGGAAAGGTAGATCGTGATGCATACGATTACTTAGAAGAGAATGATATCGACATCAGTGATTTCATCGATGACGAAGATAATGATCTAGAAGTACCCGATGATTATCGGTTTATTCAAGATGGTGCGTGGTTTGATTTAGATGACATTGCACATGAAAACGGGGCATCTATGGATGATCTCAGTGATATCGTTGTTTTTGATGAAAAAGGCAATGAAGTATGGCGACACTCGTTAGATACTAGTACATTAGAAGATGATGAAATTGGAGTCGAAGAAATTGATGAATGTTATATTTCCGATAAATTAGAAGACGGTGAAGTAGCATTTATTGGCCAATCATTGGAAAAAGGTTTATTTTTTGGTGGTGAATTCACATTAAAAGATGAATTTGACCCATCAAAAATAAAAATTGAATATAGTGATATAGAAGGATGGTCGATTTTCTCAAGTGTCCAATATGATGGCGAGTACATCGACACCGTTGAATATGATACCACTGGTAAAGGTATGGATTTTCAATTAGTAGTAGTTGAGAAATAATATTTGACAATCTATAGTTAGTGTTTTATAATAGACCCTTATTTGAAACACTAACTTTTAATAATACAGAGGAAAATATGTCAGCAATTATTATTGATGAAATGACAGACACCATTCGTAGTAAAAAACTTGTTCAAAAGCGCAATCTAGAACGTGCACCTTCGTTTATAGATAAATTAAATTTAAAAGGAAAATACGATAACCACAAGTTAGCGAAAATATGGGCCTGGCGTAATCACGATCATGGTGAAGTATTTGCTAGTTCATTAGAAATCGATTACTTGTTATTCGATCAAAATATTTTAGTAGAAGAAACTACTGACCTTGTTGCAAAACTGACACGTATTGGGTTTGTTGAACAGGTTGGGTTTCCGGATGAAGAATTATTCAAAGATTTTTCATATGTTATGTATAATAAAAAACATAACATTGCAATCACACTTTATCAGCCAACTCTTAAAACAGCAATCAAAACAGCACATGCAATTATGGAGAAATCCAAGTTCGGTGGGTCGTCTGGTATGGCTGTTTTTTTGGCAGCAGTTGAAGTTTTAATTAAAAAATAATCAAGGATTTAATAACATGGAATGGTTCAGAGATATACCACAGAAAGGGATTTTGTGCAAATGCAGCTATGAAAAAAATGGTGGTCAATATAAAATTGATGTAATCACTAGATATAATGACCACCCACTTTCTGAATTTAGATTCAGAAATAAAGACAAGTACTATGCTTATGCAATTCCATTGACACCAGATGAAGTGTATGATTTAATTTACCTGGATGTTCACAATGACTGAAATTCATGCTAAACCAATAGTCGATGGTAAATTTTGGGTGGTTGAACAAGATGGTGAAAAAGTTGCAACTCTTCAAAAACAAGAAAATAATAAATTTATGCTGTCAAACCATGATGGAGAAATGTGGTTTAATAAAAAAGAAGAATTGACTACCTATTTTGGACAAGACTTCTTTATAACAATGGATATGTTAAACTTTAAAAAATCAGATGAAAATGAATGTCATGGTTATCAAACTAGGACTAAACCATACAACGCAATGTATGATGTAAGACGTAGATTACCATTATTCACAAAAAATGCACATAGTAAAAGTTTACATTGTGCTGGCTGGTATGTTGTAAAGTTTAAAAACTGGGTACTATCATTTTGCCCAAAACTAATTACTGTTGAACGGTACGATTGTCATGGGCCGTTTAAAACAAAAGAAGAAGCGAGTAAATTTAAATGCAACATCAAATAAATTTATCACCAATTACACAATTTGCTCAATTAATGAGAGCGGCAGAATTAAGTCAACAGAAAGAAATTAAAATACCAATCAATCAAGCTAGATTATTAAACTTGACATTGTTGGAACTTGTTGATAAAATAAACCAAGATTACGAAGCAATGTTTAATGAAATAAAAAAATCAGTTGACACAGAAATTGTTTCTGTTACAATGGATGGCGGTGGATTCGAAGATAAAAAATAAGATAAATATATGCGTAGTTAATGGAGATTCATATGGCTAGACCAAAACCGCATATACTCTTAGAAAAAACCGATAAGAAAACATATAAAACAGTTCAGATCTTAGAATCTGATGCTGTATGGGCAGTTTTTTACAAAAATTCTGCGTTTAACCTGAAAAGCTCCAACAGCTTGACGAGTTACCCAGGTCCTAAGTATAAGAAAACTAGTTTTTCTAACCCAGGACATGCCCATAATTTAGCTAAAAAATTAAATGAGGAATTTGGCGTTGAAGATTTTCAAGTAGTCAAATTAACTCAAGGAACAATTATTAAATGATTACTAGGGATGCCCTGACTAGGATATTTTTAACCGAGTGGGGAAAAAGTGCTGATGATGCGAATGTCAAGTTTTACTCACGGGTATGGTGGCAATCAAGTCGTGCTAGTGCACAAACTGCTTTTAGATTAACTAAAGAAGGATTAACTTTTTTAGTTAATGAATTGGAATTAAAAGCATATGAAGTGCCGTTTACTGAGCCAATTGAACATAGTCCACAAACTATGATCTATTTAAGTAGGTATATAAATTGCCCTTATTACTTGACTCATAACAGTATTACGGTATTTTCAGAAATTAAAAGTTTTGAATTATATCTATTTTCCGATGACATCAGGAAGTATGGAATAATCAAAGCACTTAATGCCAGAAATAAAACTTTAGATGAAAATAAAGATTGACAACATCCTTAAAGTTTTATATAATACAACTTCAATTTAGATAGAAACTTTTTTTAACACAACACAGAGAGTACACAATGAGCGAAAGAGCAGTAGGTCCTAAATCAGCAAAGAAAGCAATCATTAAAGCTTTAAAAGTTAAACGTCCAATTTTTATCTGGGGTCCTCCAGGTATCGGTAAATCTGACTTGATTAAACAAATTGGTGATGAATCAGGTTCACATGTTATCGACGTGCGTTTATCTTTATGGGATCCAACCGATATTAAAGGTGTTCCATTCTTCGATGATCATTCTGGTACAATGAAATGGGCTCCACCATCTGAATTACCAGGTATGAAAGAAGCTGAACAATACAGCAGAATAATCTTATTCTTGGATGAAATGAACTCGGCTGCACCATCAGTACAATCTGCGGCGTATCAGTTGGTATTAAACCGTAAAGTTGGTACTTATTCATTACCAGATAACGTGGTTATCGTTGCTGCTGGTAACCGTGAAGGTGATAAAGGTGTTACTTATCGTATGCCAGCACCATTGGCAAATCGTTTCATTCACGTTGAAATGGAACACAAATTTGATGACTGGTTCGAATGGGCTACTGAAAATAAAATCCACAAAGATATCGTGGGTTTCTTGAACTGGTCGAAAGGCGATTTGTACAGCTTCGACCCAAAATCAAGTTCACGTGCTTTTTCAACACCACGTTCTTGGTCATTTGTTAGCGAGTTGTTAACTGAAAATGATTGTGATGATGAAACATTGATGACGTTAATGTCAGGTTCGGTTGGTGAAGGTGTAGCATTAAAATTCGGTGCTTACCAAAAATTGGCAGGTAAAATGCCTAATCCAACCGATATCTTAAAGGGTAAAGTCACCAAACTTGACTATAAAGAAATCTCAGCAATGTACTCATTGACTGTTGGTTTATGTTACGAGTTAAAAGATGGTGCTGACCGCAAAGATAAAGACTGGAACGATCAAGTCAATTGCTTCTTCCAATTCATGATGGACAATTTCGAAACTGAATTGGTTATTATGGGTACCAAAATCGCATTAGCAACCTACAAATTACCATTGGATGTTGACCAAATCAAATGCTTTATGGAATTCCATAAAAAATACGGTAAATACATCGCTGCTGCTACCGATAATTAATCGATAGTTGTTATTGACACCTCCTTCGGGAGGTGTTATTATTATCGATTATTAATTAAATAGGAAATAAAAATGTCAAACGATCCAGTATTAACTAAGATTATTGATAACATCATCGTAGCTCGTGTTGGCTTATTACTACGTCATCCATTCTTCGGCAATCTTGCAACTCGCTTGGTTATTAAAGAAGGTGGGGAATGGTGTAAAACAGCGGCTACAGAAGGTAGACACATCTTCTTCAATAAAGAATTCTTTGCACCATTAACAGTTAAGCAAATTGAATTTGTATTAGCTCACGAAATTCTTCATAATGCATTCGATCACATGGGTCGTCGTGAAGGTCGTCATCCTAAAATCTTCAATTGGGCAGCTGATTATTGTGTAAATGGACAAATCGTTCGTGATAAAATCGGCGATCATAATATTCCAGGTATCAGTATCCTGCATGACCCGCAATATTATGGAATGGGTGCTGAAGAAATTTATGACATCTTGAAAGATCATAATGATGACCAATTAGATAAGTTAGGCGATCTGCTTGACCAACATTTCGATTGGGAACAATCTGACGATGACGATGATGATGGTCGCCCACGTTATACGAAAGAAGAACTTCGAGCAATGCGTGATGAAGTTCGCGAAGCAGTGATGGCAGCAGCACAAGCGGCTGGTGCGGGTAATACTCCCGGTATGATTCAACGAATGATCAAGGAGCTTACTGAACCGAAAATGAACTGGCGTGAAATTCTACAACAACAAATTCAAAGTGTAATTAAAGATGATTATACTTGGATGAGACCTAATAAAAAAGCATGGCATCTATCTGCGGTTTTACCAGGTTCTAGTCTTCGAGATACAATAGATATTGTTGTTGCAATTGATATGTCAGGTTCTATTGGTGATGACCAAGCAAGGGACTTTTTAAGTGAAATTAAAGGTATCATGCAACAATACCAAGATTTCAAAATTAAAGTATTCTGTTTTGATACACGGGTATACAATGAAGCTGATTATGATGGATATACCATTGATGAGTTTGACAACTATCAACCAATGGGTGGTGGTGGAACCGACTTCGATGTAAACTGGGAATATATGAAAGCTAACGACATTGTTCCTAAAAAATTCATCATGTTTACTGATGGATATCCATGTGGTTCATGGGGTGATGAAAATTATTGTGATACAGTGTTTATCATTCACGGCAATAATACAATTGTTCCACCATTCGGTGATTATGCTTACTACGAGTTCTCAAACGTCGGTGCATAAATGGCAATAAAAAACGGTACACCAAATCCGTTAAATTACTTCAACTTGCGGAGAGTGGAATATTCACCTCCGCATTTTAAGTACTTTACGATTAACAAGTTTAATCCATCACAAATTAGAATTATTAATGACTGGATTATGGAAAACTTAAATAGTAGATATTACATTGGTCAAGGAATAATGCTTGACAATACTAACACAATAGTGTATAATACACGTATTGGATTTGAAAGTGAAAAGGAAATCACTTTTTTCACAATTGCTTGTCCTCACATTCATACGAGATAAGTAATATATAAAATAACGTTATAAGGAGATAACATGTCAGACGTAGAAAACACAACCGAAAACACACAAGAAGACGTAGCAACAGCCGAACAAGCACCTGCTGAACTTACAATTAATGATCTAAACTCATTGAAAGTAATTATCGATATTGCTAGTTCTCGTGGCGTTTTTAAACCTGCTGAATATGCAGCAGTTGGCCAAACATACACCAAACTTTCTACCTTTTTAGAGCAAGTAGCTAAACAAGCAGAAGCAACTGGTGCACAATAATGGCTGAATTAAAACACGTAGGCAGAGTAATCGCTACTGGTAAAAAATGCTTAATCGCGTATCGGACTCTACCAGGAGATGCATATAGCGCATTAGTAGTTCCAACAGAAAATTTACCAGATAGTTATCACGATGCACTAATTAATTTAGTCGAAAGTAACGCTGGCCAAACTTCTCATGAATTCGCTGAAGCATTAGATCGTACTCAATTTCCTGATGGCAGTCGTATGCTTCCAGCATTACATGCACAAGGAAGATTGGTCAAGATTCCAACAGATCAAGTTGAAGTCGTTCCAACCAATTCAACCTCTATTGTTTTAGCAGAACTTAACCAAATCATTGCTGATAGTCGTGGGATTCCGGTAGATGAATTATCTATTAAACCAGCCGATGCAGAAGTTAAAGAAGTAGCTAAAGTAAAGGATTTAGGAGAACCTTCAATTGGTGAAGATTTTTCTAGAACTACATCAGCTAGTATTAATGAAGGTGAAGTAGTTCAGCAAGTAGTCCAACCAACAATCGATCCATCAACAGATCCAGTTGGTGCAGCTAAACATTATCGATCACAAGCTGATAAATTAGCAAAAGAGGCGGCTCAATTTAGAAGAATGGCTGAAGACTTGGTTCCAACTGCTAAAAAATCTACAAAAGTGAAAGATTAATGAGAAACGGGAAAACACTTCCCGATGAAACCATTGATGTTTGGCCTGAAGTATTTGACGAGGTAACACTAAATGTGTTACCCGTTCATTACATCAAAACAGTGCTTATAAATTTCAAGGATGGGAAATCATGGGAAATAGATGTAGAACCAGGTAATAAACGTAAAAAACTTAAAGAATTCCAAGATGGACTAAATGAAATTCTTAAATCATATAAAGAGCATATCAATGAAGTTGATGTGAAAATCGATACTGATAAAGTTAGAAAAGACGTTGAAAAATCTATTAAACGGATGTTAAAGAGAATTAAACTATGACAGTTAAATTAGTATCCTATTCACAACCAACTGAAGAGTTTGCTGAATTAGGAATAGAAGATGCACAAGACTTAATTGCATTTTGTGCAAGAGTATCAAATCCTTCCAATCAGTATAATACTGATACAAGTGATAAATTAATTAATTATTTAATTAAACATAAGCATTTTAGCCCATTAGAAATGGTAAGTGCTTGTATCGAAGTAGAAACTACTAGAGATATTGCTCGTCAATTATTACGTCATAGAAGTTTCAGTTTCCAAGAATTCAGTCAACGATACGCAGATCCAACTAAAGATTTGAACTTTGTCACTCGGGAAGCTAGATTTCAAGATACTAAAAATAGACAAAACTCAATTGTACTAGATTTTTCCGATCCAGAACATAGAGAATTATCACGAATTTGGGAAGAAAAACAACAAGAAGTTATTAGAACTGCTAGAGAATCATATAACTGGGCAATCCGTAATGGCATTGCAAAAGAACAAGCAAGAGCAGTCCTTCCAGAAGGATTGACAGAAAGTAGATTGTATGTAAATGGCACTATTAGAAGTTGGATTCATTTCATCGAGGTTCGTACAGAAGAATCAACTCAAAAAGAACATAGAGAATTAGCATTAGAATGTGCAAAAGCAATTTCTAGAATTTTCCCATTAGCTGAATCTTATGTGTATAAAAAACCAGAGATAATTAAGATTAAACCAGTGGGCTCTAACTGGTTTAAAAGATTATGTTGGTTTTTTATGTAATTTATAAAAATGCTTGGGGTTATATCCAAGCATTTTTTATCATGGATAACTTATTGTGACTGACCCGTTACCACCTGTAGTTAATGAATCACCGCCATTACCAGCGCCAGCGGTTGTTGCACTAAAGTTGGATGGAACTAAGTTTAATCCATTTAATCCATATGCCCCGTATGTATCACTTCCGACACCACTTGTCCCATTTGTCAAATAACCAGCTCGAATAACGCCGCCACCCGCTCCACCGCCAACAGTGGTACCGTCAAAATACCCGCCACCGCCGCCACCGCCGCCACCGCCGTCATCACCATGGCCTTTAGGTCCGCCTAATAATCGAACTCCACCACCACCAGTTGATCCAATACCAGAATAACCGCCGCCGTATTGCGGGGTGCTGTAATTACCACCACCACCGCCTCCGCCACCTCCGCCACCTGCTACTATAACAACGATACCATTTACAGTTATACCGGATGCACCGCCGCCACCGCCTCCTGATCCAGAAGTACCATCAGCACCACCATTGCCGCTGTTGCCGCCAGACCCAAGTGAAGAATACCCACCAGCGGCTGAACCCGTGTCTCGTACGTCACTAACACCATGATTACCACCAGCACCAATAATAATGGATATTATGTCACCTGGGTTAACTGGATATCCTGTACCTGATACGACATTTCCACCGCGCCCAGCAAGCCCGGCATAGCTATCAGCACCACCACCACCACCACCAGCGCCATTAACTGTTACATTAATTGCGTATACATATGCTGGAACAGTCCAATTGTCATCGTTGGTCCAAGTATTTGAATATGGCGTTACACTATAAGTTATAGTTTTTGTAGCAGTTCTGCTATCACTAAAATGAAATGTATATATAAATGTCCCTGGTGTCGTAGGTATGAAAGTATTGGTATGGCTGCCATACTGATCTAATGTAAGAGTAGCAGTAGTATTATTATATTGATCAGTAACGTAATATGTTCCGTTGATAGGGCCATTGGCAACTAATACTGATTGAGTGGTGCCTACTACTCCGGTATTCTCCCCGGTAATCGTAATATCTTTATAGTTCACAGTAACATTTTTAGTCACGGTGGTTCCATTATCAAATATAAATTTAAGAGTGTGAGCCCCTGATTTTGGGTAGAATGATATATCTCCATAGCCAGTAGTAGAAGAATATCCACCAGAAGAATTTAAGTATAATTTTGCACCAGCTGACACCGGATATCTTCCCTTATTAGTTGGTGCAGTATCTTTCCAAAATTCCATATACCATCCATTATTAGCAACCCCATCTGAAATACTAAATGCTGTAAAGTCTAATACATAGGTGGTTGTCGGAACTGTTACTACTGGAATAGTGATAGAAGTATCATTAACTGTAATTGAGTCACTTTCAGCAATTGCTGAACCATTTGAAGTAGCCCGTAGCTGAAGTTTGAAATTCTCTGACCCTTCCGAGAGTTGATCTAATGATAAAGTTGCAGTAATAATCTTAGTAAAATACTTATCACCATATGTATCAGTCACTAATGAAACGATGATTGGGTTATTATTATAATACCCATTTGTAAAATCTGCAGATATAACCGTACCACTGGTTGTTAGATAATAGGTTGTGTTAGATGATAGCACCGCGTTTCCACTAATAGTAAATGTAACAATTCCACCCTCATCAACACTTGATTTATCCGCAGAGATAGAAAATGATTCAGATGTTATGGAAGTATCGTTAACCATTATTTCTGGACTGGTTGCAACTAACGTTCCAGGCGATGAACCTCTTCTCAATTCAAGTTTAAATTTTTCAACTCCTTCTGATCTTAAATCTGCTCTAACTATACTAGTATCGGCATATATAAAATTTTTATCTAAGTTTTCACTTGTTATCAATGATACTGTAATAGGGGTACTATTGAAATAATCACCGGTGCCGAAATCGGTAGAATCTACTGTACCGGTAGTTGTTAGTGTTGTTAAATAGTATGTAGTTTCTAATGGTGGGACTGCTTGTCCTGAAATAGTTATGTCAAATGAACTGCCTTCATTTACATTTGTTGAATTTATACCAATAGCATATACTGATACAACTTCACCACCACTGAACGTGCCAGTCGCTGATGGACCAGCTACTGTTACGTAATTACCACTCGCTCTATATGTTTTTACTAGTGATACCAACGTACCATCAACATTAATATCACTAGTTCCAGTACCGTCCGCGTCAATAAAAGAAATTGTTAATATAATCGTTGTACTTGATGTTGTGGATATTTTAGCTCTAATGTTATATGAATTGCTTGTTAATCCTTCCGACGGAGATTTAGTAAATATCAAAGAATCGGTAGTAGTTAACTCACTAGCTCCTATCACAGACGTTAAAACAGGGGTTGAACCAGTAATCTGATACGAATTATACATTCCAATTCGTATTGTACCAACCGCTGAGAGCAAAGAAGTCCATGAAGTATTTTTCGCCGTTGTTGAACCATTGGTTCTACTTGCAGATATATCAATACAACTTCCAGAATTGAAGAAATATCGCATTTCTGCCGCATTTGTAAATGTTATTGTTACAGTGTGAGTTAGGGTTGAATTCCATGATGTAAGGTTTGTACCAGTAACCAATATATCTTGTGTTGCCTGATTTAATGGTGGTATTATATACCTGTTAGTTTCACATGATGTAGCCATATCTAAATATGATTGTCTATCGGCATCAGTGATTATAGTATCTACCGTTGGGTTTGTTAATACTTCAGTTTCAGTTGCGCCAGTTTGGTGAATTTTAGCTTTTAAAATATCTGTTCTCAAATTTGACCATTGATTGCTAGATATTTTAGCCCCTAATGATATTTGCGAGCTAAGAACAGTCTGTCCATATCCATAATCATTAGACCCAACTCCTAATACATTAGAAATTTTTGACTGTATATCATTATAATGAATACTTTTAATTAATTTATATTGTTCTGACATAAATTTCCTTTATAAAATTACTGCTTCAATTATTTTGACACCAGAATCATTACTACTTTCCAATGCTATAGCAAATATATCAATTGCATATGAGCTTGCGACCGCAGTTCCATTTTCACCTGCAACTAATCGGTCACCTTTTGTAATTGGACCCGATACTTTGACTGGTACTCTGCCTTTCAATGCAATATATATACCACCTTCCAAATGACTATTCATCATATACGCTGGATTTTCTGATATAGTACCCAATGCTCTATTTCCTGGTTGGCAGGCAGTAACTTCTTTTTCACCACCAACCATAACAACTGTACCAACTTCATAATTTCTATCAGCCAAATATTTCTCAGCCAAATCAGCATAATATGCAGAAGTTGCAGTACCTACAAAATAAGTTGCTTTAATTGATCCAGCAGTAGTTGCAACACCATTAATTGTTTCATTTACACTGGTTCTTGCCACAATTGTACTAGCAGCAACATCGATGCTTGCAGTTCTATATGTTCCGCCAACCGATAGTGCATCCGCTTGATCGGAAGTACCTTTAAATAAAGTTGCATATACTTTATTAAATCTATTAGTAGAAGTTCCGATAGTAGATACATTATCCTCTCCAGGTAATACATCAATCCCAACTATTTTTAATGGGGTTTTTGTAGAATTATTAACCGTTGTTTTAAAAATAATTTGATCACTAACTTTATTATGAATGATTGGGATTAGTGTGCCACCGCTAGTTTGTGCTTCATTATAAATCCATAATCTATAATCAGGTGAACTTCCACCAACAGTCAACCCAGCTTCAGAAAAATGCACCTGTGAAGTAAATGATGCATTATTTGACAATGCAAAATCTGATGGTAGATGACCACCCAATCTATCAGCATTAGTAGCAGTACCCCAGAATCTATGATCAGTGATCGTTTGACCTGGTTGTAAATCATCATTTGTATTTCTTAATGTAATACCTTTTTGGATTTTGGTGAAACCAGCAATAGGATTGAGCATGTCATCTAATGTAAATACAGAATCACGACTAATAATGAATATTGTTTCTCCATTTACAATACCTTGGATAATAGCATGGCTTGTATGGTCTTGGGAGGCATCTCTAACATTTTTAGAAAGCATTTCAGTGGTTTGTGTACCAGCAGCTTGTGGCCCTATAAGTACGAATTGTTCACCATCCCAAGTATTAAGTTGATTTTGTGATGTATCAAACCACATATCACCAACTGTCAAGCCAGCTGGTGCACTATCACCGATCTCAGCACCACCAGTTGTGCGCCATTTAGAACTATCAAAGAATTTTAATTTACTAGTTCCACTGTCAAACCATATTTGACCTTTAACCGCTTTTGCTGGTGGATAAGGGTGTGAAAAATTTTCCAATAAAAATACAAAATTTTCATTCTGTGCTTCACCATATCCGGCATAATTCTTACCGATTAATTTAATATCTAGAGTCGTATCGATAGTCCCATCCGCTACTACTGCTATTTGATCCCCATTTGTATTATTGATGATATATGACATCGTATTTAATTCCTTATGATAGTATATTTATTCTTACTATAAGTTATTTTGAAATTCCCATACACCGGAACTACTTAATTTAAATAATCGTATAGATATATTATCCGGTTCATTACAAACCACTCTACATAATGTATTAGTAGAATAATCAGAAGATGGGAATACAATTGACAAGTAATTTGTTGCAATACTTATATTACTAAGATTTGCAGTATTTAATGAAAGCCCAAGTGGTCTACTTTTAACTGTTGAATTTAATTTATTCAAATTAACAGCATCAGTCCCGGCTGTTGCAGACGCAACATTAATTATTTTTGAACTACTTACATTTACTGTACCAGATCCTTTTGGAGTTAATACTATATCTCCATTTGTTTGACTTTCATTTACATAACTAATGGTAGAATCATTGATATTTATCGAATCAACCTGAAGAGAAACTAATGAACCAACACTAGTTAAACTTGAACTTACAACTGTTGTCCCCAATGTTGTTGAATTTAATACACTAGTTCCATTAATTTTATAACCATTACCAGTTGTTACATTAATACTTTTATCTGAAAGTAAACTAGTTGAACTATTATCCCAGTTTAAAGTAATATTAGATTCTGGTCCTATTTTAAGTGCTGAAGTTGTTGTTATATTTCCTGATGATTTAACATCACCAGTAATATCTAATGTAGACGATGGGTTATTATTAAAAATCCCAATTTTTTCAGATGCAGCATTTATTGTTATTGCTGGTTTTATACCACCACCGTTAAGAATATTAATCTTGAAATCTTGATTTGTTGCATTAGAATTTATACTAAACAGATCTGGCCTCACTTGTATCTCATTGCTACTATTTTGACCTAATACTAATGGCTTATTATTTAATATTGTCATAATACCATAAAAGATATTATCATCATTCTTATTTACAAAAGAAGATGCAGTTAGCAAACTGCCATCAGCTGGGTTAACCAATGCATCTGCCGAGGTTGCTCTAGTATGGAATTTTATCCCTGAGTAATTACCTGTATTAAATCCTACTTCTACATTTCCTGTAAAACCAGCGATTGGTGATTTTGGAACAAATGAGTCTTTACTGAATAACCCAATCAATACACGTCCCACATATACTAATACTATAGTATGTATATTATTACTAATATCTAAAACATCAATAGTTTGACAACCTGAAATTCCTTGTTGATATGAATAGCCCGGACCAGCTAAAATAGTAGACACCCCATCATTGAAGTATAATTGTTGTCTATATGAATCAACCCATAAATCACCAGATGATATAGAACTGGGTACAATATTTGATACAATAGTTCCACCGCTTACTTTAAACAACGTGCCATCATATATTTTCAATCGCCCTTCACTTGTATCATACCATAATTGCCCAGTAATCGGATTATTTGGAGCAGATGTATTAGCAAAATTTTCTAATAAATATACCAAATTTTCATTAAAAAATTCACCATACGAGCTGGAGTTTTTTCCAAGTAGTGTTAAATCAGTAGCATGATCAACAGTCCCATCTACAATTTCTGTTAATCTAGATCCATCAGTTTTGTTTATAATATAGCTCATTATAGTACACCAGTAAAAATTATATAATTAATTGTTAAGTATGGATTCATCACTGAAAACGGTTGTCCCAAACTTGTATTAGGCGGAGTTAATACACCACCACTATTTGATAATGCATTTCCAGTACTAGAATTTGGCATTCCCCTTGCAGGAGTTACACCGTCACTATCATCATATTCAGCATTAGGCAATCCAACTGCATAATACTGTTGTGATTTAGTTGGTGAATCAGATTTCAAATCATGTTTATGATCTGGTATATTATTAAAAACCAATGATTTATTTTCTGAACCAGAGTTATATCCAATAACATCAGCAGATAAATCTGTTACTCTATTGGCGGAACCACCTCCTGCATCAACTAATATGTTAGGATCTGCTTTGCTTGGTACCGTCGTATTATTATCCATATTATCACGACCAAGCGCAAATCGCCCACGTAGATCAGGTAATGAAAATGTACCAGCACCATCTAATGCATCAACACCTTTATATGTATATCCAATTAAATTATATAAATCTGTATAATCTCTGATTAAAACCTCACTTCCATCACATAACAAGTATCCAGTCGGGGCTGCTTGTCCAGCATATGGCAATATTGTGCCAATTGGTACTGTAGCTACATTCGAGAATATTGCAGCTTTTGATATTTTTTTAAGACCAATGTTTGCAACAGATGATCTATAAATTAAAAAATCATCAGTATCGATTGAAGTAGTTATGCGGCTTTTAGATGTTATTAAATCTTGAGAAATAACAGTATTAAATGTTGCAGGGCCAGACCTACCATCAAAATCAACAATGTTGGTATTAACAACATCACCAGTCATACTAAATCTAGTAGGACTTGCTAATTGTGCTGCTTTACCTGTTATATCACCAGTTAATGTACCAGTAATATTACCGTTCAAATCACCAATAAATTGATTTGCATATACATATCTAAATTTTTTGATTGATGAACCAATATCATAACTTATTGTATCAGATGGTAGTATTACACTTGTATTAACTGGTAAACCAGTATTATCCAAATTACTTAGATACAATTTACCTTGTATCGTTACATCTTTACTAAAAGTAGAGTTGTTAGCTACTAATATTCCACCAGAATTAACGATGATTCCATACCCAGTTGAATCCTTTGTACCATTAGTTATCAATGCACCACTAGTGGTTATATTTCCAAAGACATCTAATACTTCTGATGGGTTTATATTATTTGTGCCTATCCCAACTTTAGTAGCATCCATATGAACAATAGATGCAGTGTTATTAACACTAAAATCAATTGTTTTTCCGCTTGATTTTATCATAGCAGAATTAGAAGAAGTTGTTATACTAAATAATAAATCACTTCCTATTTTAATACCATTATCAGATCTAATACTTAATTGTACATTAGATGGTACTGTTACATC